AAATTATTCTTCCAATAACCCTCAAGCATTATTTTATAATATAGAAAAATCTGGATTCATAAGCACATCTGATGTTGATGTTGTAAATGGATCTAAAGTATCTTACAATCTTCATCAATATTCAGAATATAATGGTGAATATTCAATTATTAGTGTTGGTGATACCAGTTTTAATATTCTTCTAAGGAATAAACCAAATATACTTAAGTATGCAGCAGGTGAAGATCAAGGTAATTCATTTAAAGCTGGTATAGGAACTATACGTTATACTACAAAATCAACTAGTGATATTGGACCAGTTGAAAATATTGGCATTAATTTTGGTGGAATAGGATATAGAGAATTGCCAAAATTTGTAAGTATTGCTTCTACTCAAGGAACTAATGCTCAAATATTACCAAGATCTAGCACTGCAAATAGAATTGAAGAGACAACAATCAATAATATTGGATTTGAGTATCCTTCAGATAAAACTTTATTACCAATAGCAAAGGTATCACCTGTAATATTCTTAAAAGATTTTAATGTTGTTAAATCAATTGAAATCCTTGATGGTGGTAAGCGTTATCAAAATAATCCTAAGATACTTGTTATTGACACTTATACTAGAAAAATTAATGATAGTGGATTTATAGCAGCAAATGTCAATGACGCTACACAATCAATTGAGGAAATGTCCATTGTTTCTGAACCTAAAGGAATAAATGTTGCTGAGTTGATTGCAGTTGAAAACTCAAATGGAATTACAGTAAGTTCAGTTTCAGTTGCATCTACTATTGTTACAGATACAAATAGTGGAATTGTTACCTTTACATTGGGAACACCTATTGTTGGGTTTGCAACAGATCCTTTTGTGGTTGGAGATACATTCTACTTAGAAGGTGTAGAGAATGAATATGGTGATACTATGAATTCTGCTAATAATGAATTCAATTTCTACACTGTAACAAACACTTATGATACTAAACCTTCTTTGGGTAACAATCCATTTAAATTTGAATTTAATTTGCTTGGAATTTCTACTAATCCAGGATTAGCAAAAACTGCTCAAAATTATGCTACTGTTATAAATTATGCTGATTATCCTAAATTTAAAATTACACAGGAAGCAGCAACTTTCAGTCTTAATGAAAGAGTTTTAATATTAAATGAGGAAGGGGATTATGAGAATAAAAATCTAGTTATCGATAAAATTGGTAATGATTATGTTAAAATACTTGGTAAATATCAATTAAAAGTAAATGATGTAATTAAGGGTGCTTATACTGGATCTATTGCTACCATTAATGAATTATTAGAAAATACTGGAACATTTAAAGTTGACTATTCTTCAAGAAAAGAATTGGGATGGACTGATAATGTTGGTAAATTAGATGAAGATTATCAAGTTATTCCTGATAATAGTTACTATCAAACATTGTCATATACAATTCAAAGTCCAGTTGAGTACAATAAATTAGTAGATCCTGTAAATCGTCTAATTCATACCACAGGACTTAAGAATTTTGCTGATACAACAATTGATAATGTAGCACCAAAAATTGGTATTGGTAGTATTGATGCAACAACAATAACTCGTGAATTAGCTTCTACAGATAATAGAGTAGATGCTATTAATAATTTTGATTTATCTAGAGATGATGAGATACTTACAAATCCTAATAGATCAAAATATATTCAATTCCAGAATAGAGAGCTTGTAAATTATTTCAAATGTTTAACCAACAGAGTTTTAGATATAGACAATATTAGCACTCTATTCTCTAATGCGTCTAATAATATTAAAACTGATGGAAAATTAACTCTATTAACTCCATTTGCAAGATTTTTAGTTCAAACAAGAAATCCAACAACAAATAGTATTCAATTTACTGAATTACTTACCTCAATAGATTATGTTGATAAGAATATCTACACTGTACAAAAAGGTGTTTTAGGTGCTGGTGGTACGACATCTAATTATTCAGAATTAGTTAATATTATTGGTGATAAAAATAATGATGATGTATATTCTTTGAAGTTTGATCCTGTTGATGTTTTCAATGCTGATCTTGATGTAAAAATATATGAAAATACTTTTGATAGTGCAACTGGTGTTGGAACTGCTAATGTAGGATTTGTAACTTTAACAGGATTTAATCAGACTGTTGGTTCTTCATCTTCTATTTCTTTAGTAGGATCTAATATTGATAGTATTGATTCTTACTTTGCAACTGTTGAAGTTAGAGATGCTTTTGCAAATGAAACGAATATCTTTGAGTTTTATGTTACTCATGATGGGACTAATTCTTATATTTCAGATTATCAGTTTGAAACTAATACTCCTAATTTCATAGGAACATTTACTTCACAGATTGACTCTAGTATCTTATCTTTAAATTATATAAATGATAGATCTAATGGCGTTTCTGTTCAATCTAAGATTGTTGGTTTTGGAATTACTGCAGCAGGTATTGGAACTTATAGGTATAAAACGTCTGCTCAACCAGATGGTTCAGAAAATAGTTTAAGGATACAATCATCATATTCAAACGTTTCTACTGCATCTACAATACTTGAGTTTAATAAGACTAAAGTTTCTGCAGTTAAGAATATAATAAGAACTTCTATAGGTAACACAAGTGCTATTCATCAAATAATGATGGCACATGATACCACTGATGCATATGTTGTTCAATATCCATTCATATCAATTGGAAGCACTTCTGGAATAGGAACATTTAGTTCTCAATTAAATGGAAGTGATTTTGAATTAGTATTCCATCCTGATATATCAGGTACTATAGAAGTTCAATGTTTTAGTGAAATTTTCAATACTACTATTGATCTTATCAACATACCACCAGATCTTACTTATGGTTCTGCAGTTGATTCATTATCATTATTACAATATGATTCTATAAATGGTGATAGGGCAGATAATAAGCAATTTATATTAAATTGGAACAATATTCCAATTTTTGGAAAATATCTTGATCCAGCAGTTGGTATTGCATTAACCTCAGGAATAATAACAATTGAGAATCATTTCTTTAATGATAAGGAGCAAATCCAGTATACTCCTGGATCTTCTATTGAAGGAGTTGGTATTGCATCAATTCAAACTAATGGTAGTGGGTTACCAACTGATCTTTATGTGTTAAAAATTGATGATAACTCATTTAAAGTAGCAGTTTCTCAAGCAGATGCTAATGCTGGAATTGGTACAACCTTTACAAGTTTCGGAACTGGTAATTATCATCTATTTGAGATGGCTAAGAGAAATGAAAAGAGTTTAATTACTTTAGATAATGTAATTCAAACTCCACTTTCATATACTCCACTTACCACTACTCTTTCTAATAATGCAAGTGGTGCAGTATCAGTATCTACATCTATACTTGGTCTTGCTGGTATTTCATCTATTATTTTAAATGATATTCTGAAAGTAGATGATGAATATGTAAAAGTTAATAATGTTGGATATGGAGTGACAAATATTGGACCAGTCGGTGTAGATACTGGAACTATACCAATGGTTGAAGTTGAAAGAGGATTTGTTGGTTCTTCTGCTACATCTCACACTGATGGTGCTACTGTAAGATTGTATAGAGGTGGATATAATATTGTTGGAAATAAAATTTACTTTAGTGACGCACCAAGAGGTACTAATATAGATGAAAAAACATC